CAACGATTGCCTCGAACTTGTTGTCCCACTGGGTGAGAGCTTTAGAGGTGTCTTCTGTGTCTTCGGGGCGGGGTGGCAATAGGTTTTTGGTCATGTCCATGAATTGGCCTTCAGTGAATGACGTGTCGATCCATCGCTCTACTTCTTTGTTGATCTCCTGTTGGAATTCGAGATTGGCGTAGAAGATTCCGATAGCAGCGTCCAAATATTCTTGAGCGTTGCGAGTGTGTCGAATGGTCCACGTTGCTGACTGGTTGCCGAGCACGTAGGCGGCGAATGTGTTGGCGCACACAACCACTCCGAGGGTGGGGCGTGCTGACAGTGACACTGATGAGTCGTGAGCGTCGGCCAGTGTGAAGTATCGGTTTATCTTCGAGTAGTTCTCGATGTCGATAGGTTCTCCAACTTGCAGTGTCACGTACCCTTTGCGGCCATGCTGCAGGGTGCCTTTAGATTCGACGCCAGTGGCGAATCCTCGTTCCAACAAACTTGCGACTACTTCATCCATCAAGTGGTATTGGGTGATGGCTCGCTGCTCGGTGACTCCGATGTTCAGTGGGTAGCCGTTATCTGAGCGGCGGATCATGTAGTGATCCTTGACTCCCTCGAATAGATCGACGGGTATGAACTTTTCTACGTCGAAGCTGTCGAGGTTTAGTTTGTGGTTCTCGATAGCTCGCATGGTGTCAATGTCGTTGCTGTTTTTGGCTGCTATCCATTGAGCCCAAGTTGGGTTCTTCACGTATAGCGGTTCACGTTGAGCAACGAACGGCCACGGGTAATCAAGGTATGTGTCCAGGTCGATGAGATCGCCGTGAACGTGACCCAGGCGATGCCATGCCGTTTTGGCATACAGGGCCAGATCGTCTTCGTATATGTCTGCAGACATCAGTTTGTCTCCTCAATGATTGTGTATGTCTCTTGGTTGTTTAACAGTTCGAAGTGAAGATCGAGTGCTTCGAGGAATCGTGCAGCGTCATCGAACCCTAACGTGTTGTAGGCAGTGTCGATTATCGCTTTAGTGAGTCCTTCGACGGCACCGTCGAGTACTTCTTCACTTACGGTGAATGTTTCGGTCATTAGCTCTCCTGATCTAATAACAGTGAGCCTCCCTGACTCACTAAATAGCAGGATACAGAAGTGGGACAGCGGTCGCAAGTATTCATGCTGAATGATTCTCGAGATCGAGCAGGAATTATTGGCTGGGCGTTGCTGGCGAGTGTCGTAGTTATCTTCGATGCCTGGGCGTTGACGGCGAAACGCCAAACGATGTCCGCCGCATTTTTGGAGGCAACACGTAAGCCTGTATGCCGTGAGGTGTTGGCGATTATGTGGGGGGCGCTCACTTGGCATTTGTTTGGGGGGCGGCCTGACCCATTGCGGAAATTGGTGGGCTAGTCGTGTAGTATGGCGTTCAACCTTAGGAGGCTGAATGTCAACAATAGAAGTGTGTGGATGCCACCAACTCAAAGTGTGTCCGAACCTGTGGATGGGGGATCCCCAAATACTTGAACTGACTATCGAGTCAGGCGAACAGTGTTGGGTTACCCCTGATGGGATGGCGCATTACGATCTCGCTGCTGCCCAAGCCCGACTAAAAGAACTTGTTTATGTTCCCGAACCCGTGTTTGGTGGTGAGGGGTGACCAAAACAAAGGCAACGAAATACAAAGGCCGCAAGCCAAGTTATCTCCCCGTATGTGATGGGGTGTGCGACGGGTATTTGAAGAACCGTTGCGATAAATGCAAGCGTGCCGTTAAACGCTGGTCCTCGAAGGGGGATCGTGGCGTGTCGAGTTACAAAGAAGGGGCGTTCTCTGATGTTGATATTGTCAGGGCAAACCCTCATTTAGCTTGGTCCGATAAACAGTTGAAGAAGGCAGGATTGAAATGAACGACATGGGACAAGACGCAATAGATGAGCTATGGGAACAGACCCACACCGCATTGCATGTGATGCGTTCTTTCGCATCGCACCTAATGGAACAGTCCGCTCGACTCGAGAACGCTATGGTGGATTTTGCACCCTGGTATGAAGAACTTTGCGGCACTCAAGATGAGGGGGGCGACAACGTTGTTCCCTTCCCCACTGAGGACTGATGCCGTGGGTAGCGATCTGGCTACTCATTGATATTGCTGGAGTTAACGCTTCGAGCCCCGATCACCTCAAAATCGTAGAAGCTAGTAGTTCTTATGATTGGCCGGTGGTCGAGGCTCTTAGTGTTGCCTGGTGTGAGAGTCAGTTTAATCGGCGTGCCTACAACGGGGTTGATCATTCTGTGTGGCAGATAAATCAGGACTGGTGGGGGGAACGCATTTTTGGGAAACGCATGTGGGGGGACCGCTATGAGATCCACACAAATGCTGCTATGGCCTACCACGTATGGAAGGCTGGGGGGCGCTCATTTAAGTGGTGGGCATGTGGGTCCCACACTCGAAGATGAAGGATCGTTATAATGGAGCTAGCGCGATAGAAGGCACGCCCCTGAGGGGCGCGCGAGCAGCTAGCGTTAGGAGACAAATTGCAGGCATCAGCGACATGCCAAACCTGCGGACGCACTGATTCAGTGAGCGTTTGGAAACAGGATTGGGACAAGTACATGGGGGGCGAGGTAGTCCAGAATGTGTGGGGCTACTTTGACGCAGACAAACGAGAAATTCTTCGAGGAGCTCGAGCGGGATATTATTTCTGTCCTCCTTGTTTCGATGGTCTTCACAGCGTCGAGGAGGAATCGTGAAAGTAAGAGCTCCTCGACATGAACACAAGTTCAGGCAAAGTTTTTTGAATCAGTGGTTTCTTTGCCCAGAGTCCGCTCGACGGAAGCACCTGGGTTTGATGCCGCCCGAAACGAACAACAGTAATTTGGTGCGGGGCAACGCTGTGCATGGTGCCATTGAATGGTTTGGGGGGGAGTGGATGGAAACGAATCGGCTTCCTGATGCGGGGGATCTGATCGAGTTCGGGTTAAACGAGTTCGAGCTTTTCGCCAACGAAGATGGGACAGTTTGGCATCAAGATGCTGAACAGGTGGAAGGTGCGGTGCGGGGCAACCTCGACATGTGGTACACAGAAGTTCTCCCGCAACTAGACTGTCCCACCGATGTGGAGCTTTACTTCAACAAAGTTCTTTACGAAGATAACGACCGTGTAATTCGTCTTTCTGGAACCTGCGATTGGGTTCAAGATGAATGGCTGGTTGACTGGAAGAACCCTTCGAAGGCTCCTCGAAAGAACGAAATGTGGATCAAACATCGATCCAATTTGCAGTCTCATGTGTATACGTGGGCGTTAGAAACACCAAAATTTTCTCTGTGTCATTTGTCGCAACCCGATGTGGCCTGGACCCATATGGAACGGGGCTTTCAGGACCATGCGGCACTCACAGATCTATGTCTTTCTGTAGCGATACAGATAGAAGCGAACCTACCATCCGCGATTCAACAGTGGGACTCATGGTATTGTTCACCGAAGTGGTGCGGAGCTTGGGACACTTGCCGAGGCAAGTTCTTAGGTGAAGACCCTTTCTAGTCAGCCATCCACAAACGATAGGAGTAAGCATGGCTAGCGATTACAACCCCTCAACGGGGATTATCCAAACAGCCGCCCATGTGGCGGGTCGAATACACGCAGGCTCAGGAGATAGAGAAGCTTGGGCGGTTTCATTTGAAACAGTTCTTGCAGTCCTCTTAGAAGAGGTCGAAGACACTAACTCCAAAAGCGCTGCGTCTACTACGGGAAGCGTTTCCAGGTCTAGTGATAACGCAACTCCGACGTTAGCTACCCCACCAAACGGTGGCGATAGCAACGGCTTTCTCTCTAACAATGAGAAGCAAGCAATGTGGGATTTCCTTTGGGAGAACCCAAGCACAGTCTTCAACAACTATGGAGACAGTCGAGCGAAATCTGGTGGCGGCAAAGGCCCCGATTTCAAATTCCGCAACGACTGCGGAAATGACAACTTCAAAGGAGAAGGGCTGTGGACTGACAGCATGCCTTCTTCTTTCCGCACCGCTGAAGGTATCGTAGAGTTTGCCAGCAAAGGTCAAGCACTCGATGCCCTTAGGGAGCGAGTAGGATGAGCGAAGGGCCGACACTGTTAGAAGCCTCCCTGATTGAGTCACTCATTGATGAGCGGCTCGATAATGTTTCGGAAAGTCAGTCTCCAGGTTCCGAAACATCTTCTTCGGTGTCGGCCCCCTCTTCCCTTATTGAGCCCACCTCTACAGCTATAGATGGGTGGCTTGATTACTCAGAGAACCCGCAGTCACGTTGGATGACGGGGTTCCACAGATTAGATGTTCTTACCCGTGGTCTGGGCCGTGGGGAAATGATGCTGTGCGTGGGGCGCAGCCATTCAGGTAAATCCCAGTTCCTTTATCAAGCCATCGTCAACACTGTGATGAACCAAGACGATGCACGCATACTCATTTTCTCTCCCGATGAACCAAGAGAACTAGTAGTAGCGAAACTTTATTCCATCATGTTTGGTGTGAACGGGGCAGAGGTCGAGCATGCGTTACGCAACGGCGACCCTGAAGTTAAAAACCACTTACAAGAACTTGGGGAAACAGGGAACCTATTTGATCGTTTGATTATTCACGATGGTTCTCCGAGTTTTCGAATCATGCACGACGTGATGTTCGAAGCCGAAGATTACTGGCAGATGCCAACGACTATGGCAATGGTCGACTACCTGGAATTGTTGGTACCAGATGCAAAAGAATCAGGAAGCCAAGCTGTTATCCGTTTGGCGCAAGCCTGCAAACGATGGTGCAAAGAAGCCGATCTGCCTCTTGCAGTGGTTCACCAATCAGGGCGAGCAAACGAACGAGGAACCGCTGGAGGTATTTCCGTTGCTCGATATGGTGGAGAACAAGAATCACATCAGGTCATCGAGATCTACCGTCAACGCGACAGGAAACATTTAACCGCAGGCGAAGCGGCCTTCCACAAGAACTCAATAAACGTCAATCTGGTTAAGAACAAGCGGCCACCTAACCGCCTCGAAGATCTTCTTTACTACATCGACGAGGATTGTGGATCTATTTGCGAGTACACCACAGACCGAGAACCAAGTTATGAGTTCTGAATGGGTGGAACGCAGCAGATGGATTGCCGAAGGAATTGAACGAGGATGGGTGAACTCTCCAGTGTGCTCAACCCATGAGGAGTTCATGTCCGAAGAAGAAGTTGAATTGTTTTGGGCGGGCTCCGACCCTTGCATAGTGGTAATGAGGATCAATGAGTGACGGAGAGCTAGTCAAACGATTCGCTGAACTTCACCAAGGTGGAGCAATAGCAGACCTCTATGGGGGAGGGGTACGTCCCCGCAAAGACGCTGCAGGAGCTCCAACAGGACACAACGGAGCATCCTGGTACATCAACGTAGAAGCACACCTCTTTGGTGAAGAACCGTTAGCTGTATATCCAATCTTGCGTGACACAAACCAACTCTGGTTCGGTGCAATCGACTGGGACATAGGCGACGACGACTCTTTAGTGCATGCCTACAACGTAGAACAAGCTCTGGCTTATCTGGATATCAACTCGTTTGTTGAAATGTCCAGGTCTAAAGGCGTTCACTTGTGGATCTATGTTGATGAACCAGTTGAAGCAGAGCTTATGAGAAACGCTTTAACTTCTATTTGCGATGTGGTTGACGCACCAACAACAGAAGTGTTCCCTAAACAAATATCGTTAGAAGGCAAAACGTTTGGGAACTGCATCAGATTGCCTTACCCCAAGGTGCGCTCTACGGGCCGTCAAGGCGTTCGTAAGGGCTCATGGTCGTTAACCCTTGAGGATTTCGTTGAGGCCGCATACAGCAGCAGAACCACCGCAGAACACCTCGAGAAAGTAGCTTCGTTAGCTAAACCCAAACCGAAGCCTGCCCCATTAACACAGAAACGAATAAGTTTTCGACGAGAATACCCAGTCTGGTTAAATGACATGCTGCGTTACGGGCCATCAAGGACAAGAGCCACAGAAGACCGATCAGGAGCACTGTGGTCAGTAGCGGTTGGGTTAGCTTTCGCAGGCCACGACCCGAAAGAAATGAGAGAACTTCTAATTGATTGGGATTCTCAATGGGGGCAGAAATACACAAACAGAAACGACGCTGACGTACAATACGACACGTTGGTTTCGAAAGCGTTAACCCACGCTCAAGAAGAACAACAAAAATTCAAACTCAAATTTAAGGGCAGCAATGACGGATCTTGAAGGAAGCTACTTTGTTCACGTCGCCTCGAGGCCGAAACCCAAAGAACGGCCCCGCATGACAAAACGAGGACACGCTTTCACACCCAAAACAACACACGACGCAGAACAATGCATACGAGATGCCTGGGAAAAATCAGGCAACCCAACTTTCGAAGGACCAGTATCGGTCGTAATCGTTTACAGCAAAGAAAGCACTTCGATATGGGTTGCACCAATGACCTTGGAAACCAAAAACTGGGGCGGTGACGTAGACAACCTAGTCAAACTCACACTCGATGGGCTACAAGGAGAAAACGGAGCGTTCCTAAATGACTCTCAAGTACGGCGAGTGGACGCAATAAAGCTATGAAATACACCCTTCAAGAAAGATTCAATGGCACTTGGGGAGACATAGCGGAAGGACAATTCGAAGCACACTACCCGAACGCCTTACGTTACGGGTTAAACAAACCACCACTTGGTTGGGGGGTCGAACGGCTCCCTCTGATGATGCGATACACCCCCGACTACATTCTCCCAAACGCCTTAGTAGAAGTTCAAGGCTTCGGGAAAAACGGGTTAAAGATCAAGTTCGAGAAGCTACGAGCCCTCGACCTGTGGAACCAACAACTTCCCGTATATTTCTGGCTGTGGAGTTCAGCTAGATCTGATAGTGTATGGGTACCCCTTGAAGGGATTTGGGAAATTATCGATGGGAATAAAGTCACATTGGATTCTTATAACGATACGAAACGCGGCAAAGCGTATATCAAAATTCGGCCTGGAGATCTCCCGTGGGATATCCATGCCAGCCCGTCGATTCGCTAGAAGCTCTAGCCGTTCAAGACGAGTTCAACCAAGAGATCCACTCGAAGGTTGGTGGATGCCACCAGACCAACGAGTCGAGCTCGCAGTTGACGAAGAACTCGAAGACGCTGTAGCTGAAGCTTTGAAGCATTGCTGCGAAGATGACATCGACCGAATGGTCGTCGAAGCCTTGTTTATGGCAAGCTTGTCGCTACGCAAAGCAGAACAAATTACAGGAATACCGAAAACAACTATTGCTCGTCGCCGTGACGGGCTAAAAGTTCGTTTAGCCACTTACTTGAAACAAGAACCAAGTGTTCAAAAAAGATTGGTCACGGCTCCTGAACGTCAGAAGCAATATCTATAAATTCCATGAAGTGGCCAAGCCACCCAGCGACAAACGAACCGGCACTCATGTTTCCATCTTGAGCGTCTTGCCACGCACAAACCAGTTCGCTCACCTCCTCAGGGGAAAACACTAAAAGAATACCCAGCTGTTCTTCATCGCTTGGATTATTTTTAACCCATTTGGCGTGAGTTCCATCGTCCATCTCGAAGGTATTGCGATTACGAAGAAACTCTTCTTCGACATCACTCTCGAGGGCTTGGCCTCCTTCGGCCATCCATGAAGCCCATCTCTCCTCGAGATCTTCCACGGTTTCAGCGTCCAAGCCTGGCTTTGGCGAGAGATTTGAGGGAGGCGATTCCTGCTGCAGCCATCGCTGTTCCAGCC